TAAAAGAAGATTGTAAATCTATTTCTAATTTAGAAGTAGCAGTCAATGACCTAACCTTATATCCACGAGCATTTAATAATTGTGTACGACTTATTAATTCTACTTTACATTTAGCACCAACACCACTATTAGAAACTATATTACCATTTGGAGCAATATGGTTTAACCAATATTGTGAGTTTTGACGCCAAGGTGAACTACTATCGTAATCTGACTCTGATATATTTGGATTAAATGTAGCACAAATAAAATACCATTCATCTAAGTTATCGGTAGATATTTGTGGAAATGCTCTATGAACTTCTGGATAATTTGTTACATTACTACCAAAACTTCTATGGTCAAATCTGTTTAAACCTTGTGTTCCAAAATGATTATCCCTTAAACGATAAAATCTTTTTCCGTTTTGAAATGGTCCCCAATCACGAACTACTAATCTAATATATCTATAATATTTTCCATCATACTCATTTACTTTTGTATCCAATCTAAAACCATAATCATTAGGAGAGTTTTGTTGATTCGTGTTTAATGGATTACCAAAATTAAAAAGAGTTCCTTCTGATGTCTTACTTAAAAACTTTACCCACATTGTTACAGTAAATCCATCTTCTAAGAAACTTGGTTTACCATTGTTAGGATTTATTTTTTGAAATTCTAACTCCCTATTATTAGGAGACTTTAATATTATTGCCTGATTTGGTTTTCTTATTTTTAAGAATCCTTGCGATACGTTTTCATACTCAGGTCTATCATCTTCTAAAGTCTCAATAACATTATCCACATCACCAAGATAGGTGTTGAGTTTGTTTCTCATAGACTCAATTGTCTTACCTTGATTGTTAGTATCACTAGCTGCTTGCTCATTCGTTCTTGTTATATAAGCACTAGGTCTGTTATCATAACTGATACGACTCTGTTCGTCTTGTTCATAGTTAACAGCACTTTCACCAACACCATCTCCGTCTACATCTTGGAATGCTGGTTTAGGTCCTATCAAATCATTAAAGTCTCTAAAAAATCTATTTATTGTATCTTGTCTAGTACTTTGATTGGGTAGTAACTCAAAAATATTCGTATCTAATATCTCACTAGCTTTTTCAGGATTTATTCTTGTACTATTTTTTATCTTTGTTAATTGACCAAGATTCAAAACATCTGTAAAAACATTACCTACTTTTTTAGCAATATTTATTTTATATTGAACATTACCATGTGAAAAAATAATCTGATAGTCTATAACATTCTGATTATTTTGTGGGACACCATCTATCTGTTCAATAACAAATAAATCGTCTAAGTCAATAATACTATTGTCAAAAATATATTGACATATTTTTTCAAATGTTTCGCCTTGTAAATCTTTTCTACTTTCTAAAGTGTTTCTGTCTTTCTTATAAAATACAAGAGGTTCGTCTTCATTACGACCTGTTTGTTTTATACCATCACGAATGGTAGTTTGCATTGAAAGTATCTCTTGTTCAGAAAGAGTGTTTGATTGAAACCATAACTTGTAAAAAATATCACTAACTCTTTCACGAGTTTGCAATACATTTTCATCCGATATCTCTTCAAATATTATTTCATCAGGTTTCAGTTCGTGATTGACGCCAAGAACTCCAGCACCAATCATCAGAGTTCCATCTTCATGACGATGATAAGGTCCTACATATTGCTCATCAGGACTATTTAAAAAGTAAAACTTGTCGTTTGATGTTGCTTGTAAATCTACTTCTACAATAGGATTATTTACAACGACATTACTAACTTGTCCTGTTGTTGATTGACTCGTTCCATAGTTAGCCATTCTAAGTCCTCAATATAAATTCAAAATCGTTATCGTAGATTATCTCCTGACCATCGTTATGGTTGACCTTAATCAAAATTTTATAAGCACGATTAGGTTCAAAAGCGTTTAGGTCTTGTTTAAAATAATTAGAAGTCGTATCACAACTCATCGTTGTGTAAGCACTAAATGGAACAACTGATTCGTTTGTTGCCATATCTATGATAGAATAAGAACCTAAACCATGTGGTATAAAACTGCCACTCACATTTTGAACAGAAGTAGAAAATGATTTTTGTATATATCTTTTACGAGCACCAAATCTAAACTTAACAGTTTCATTTTCTTTGTATGCTTCTCTAAGATGTATTGGATATAAATAGTTTTCACTATTACCACTAACATCTAATTCTATTAAACTACCGGTATTAGAACCAGTTGCTGGTAAATGGTCATCCCATTTGAGTTCTATCTTTGGAGAGTAAATAGTATTGGTTTGTTTTGAGAAAAACTTGATGTCCTCAAAACTACCACTTGATGTTTCTCTGCTTCCTGATAATCTTATTAGTAGCCCATAATTTTCATTAACCCCACCAAACCATTTGTTAGCAACAGATGTAATGTCCATATTAATATCTGGTGACTCGGATGAAAAAGATTGAGTTACTTCATCTGCACTAATATAAGTTCCACCAGATGTTGTCCATGATATTTGAGAAGCACCTTCTCTATTTTTTCTATAAGTCCAACTACAACCATCTGTTGTTTTTGGTACATCTATTTCTTTACCAACACCCTCATCCCACTCTTGACTTAGTGGATAAGCAGCAATAGTATAATCTTCAGTTAATCCACTTGTACCTTCTGTTTCATATAATCGTAAATTAAGTTTATAGTCATGAGGTAATACAGATGAACTAATATAATTTTCTATTTCATTAGTATCAAATTGAAGTAATACACGAGTTGGATGAGAAAATGTTCTGTCAAAGAATACTTTCTTTAACTCAAGAATTTCGTCTTGTCCCACATTCTTATCTTTAAAATCATCACCTGTGGTTTGATTTGAACCACTATTAATAAATGTGTCTTTAGTTGTAAAAAAATATTTATGCATTATATCACCTTCCCATAAATGTCTTGGTTAGGATTTTTCAACTCAAATACCGATGGAGTTATAGATGGTCTGTAAATTCCATCTTTTAAGGCATTATCAAAATTATATTGAAACCCATAATTACTATCTGTACCTGATATTTCACCATCTCCCTTATAGTAATATAGTTGTCTACCACTAGCATACTCACTGTTTCCATCTTGAAATAGTTTTAATTCTCTAATACCAATCACACCCTCTAAACCTAAAATATTATATTGTAAGTCGTTCATATTAATTGATTGTCTATATTGCATCTTATCCACTAAAAAGAAATCCTTAATAACTTGAATAACATTTAATTTTACTTCAGTTGGATTAGATCTTCTGTCATAGTTTACAACAAAACGAACTCCGAAATTAATAACATAAGAAGAAAACTTAATATTATTAAGTGTAAATCCATAATTAATTTGGTCATTTATCATTCTAAACTGATTGATATATGTTCCTACATTTTGTATAACAAGTTGTGGTGTTTGTACAAGTTGTCTTTTTTGATTATAAGAAAGAGTAGAGGCTAAAAGAACACCACCATCTAATCTTTCGATATAACATTTAGCAATACTACCAAATTTTTGTGGAAGAGATAGTATCCTTGATGTATAATCTTCTTTAGTAACACATCTTAGTTGAGAAGCAAAAAACGAACTAGCATTATTTCTTATCTCTTCTACAGTTTGACCATCAGTTCCACCAGAACTAGGTTCATCATTTGATACAGTTAACGTAACACCAGCTGGTGCGTTATTAATTACACTAAGTTCTCCAGCTTGTATGTTTGAGTCTGCACCACCACCAACTCTGTAAGTAAATGTTAATGTAGTATTTGATGGCGTTTCACCTAAGTTTGGATTATTACCTGTTACTACTCCTAAAGCACTTGGGACATCAGCAAGATTAGTTCCATTAATTGTCACACCAGCTTGTTCTACAGGATCGACATTTGAACCAGAGTTACTAAATCTAAATAATCCATTACCAAAACAAACGTTATATGTTTGAGAATCTTCATCAAATTTACTCGTAAACTTTTTTGTAGTTTTTATATATTCAGCAACATATGGAACAGGTATTGGAGCTAAAGAAGTGTTAGCTTCACCTTGGTCGTAAGCACTTGTTCTTGTCGAATCATCTGTGTAATGAGTCTGTTTTAAAATTTTATCTTGTGCTAAATAATCAACCTCATACCAATTTTGTCCAGCTCCATCCAAACAACTTATTATTTCAATCACATTATTTTCCCCTAAATCTAATTCTAAAAATTTAGTAGGAGATGTTATATTAAATGTTTTTGTTTTTGTT